CTCGTATGTCTTTGGCCTCCATCCATCCTCGTCTTCCGGAGCCGAAATCCAATCGCCTGGCAGCAAATCGATCGGATTGTGACCTCCCCCGCACTGCAATAACTTCAAGCGCGCCTGTCCCGCCAAAAGCAAAGACCGGTCTCGGAGGTAATTGCCGATTCTCGTGGCGCGGCCGGGCGTGGAGTTTCCCAGGCCAATCGATGTCGGGATGATGCGTTCGACGGCATCCTGATGAGTTTCGTCGTCTATCGGCAGAGCGACCTGCTGAAAATCGTTCTGCGCATTTCCGTCACCGCTATTCAGCGATCGATAGTTTATCTCGAAACGATTAGCCAAATTGCGGAGTTCTTTGCGCGGAAACGACATCGAACCTTCGGCGATATTGTCCCGGCCGGCGGTAAATTCCACGGCGCTTTCCTGATCCACATAGAGCGCGATCTTGCCGTTTTTGTCGATCAGGTATCCGCGACAGGTCAGCAGCATCTGCTCGAGCTGCTCCGAGAGTTTAATGGAGTCAATGAACGCCTGATGGCATTCGAATAGCGCATCTCCGTCCCCTGGATCCGCTGCGCAGTCTGCGGCCGCATCAACAAAACTCGGGAAGTCTATCCGCGCCTTCTCGGCTGTTGTCAGCTCTTCGCCGGCAAGACCGTGCGGCTTAATATCTCTGGCAATGATCGCATCAAGAATGCACCAGGCCGGAGAGGCGGAATAAGAGAAGGATGTTTGATTTCCACTGGCATCGAAAATCCGGACTTTCTTTGTTCGATAAATGCCTCGCACGTCGAGGGCGCCATCCGGGGATTGCTCAACGATAAATTGCGGGACGACCGCCGACAGATACGCCAGGCGCGAGAAATTAAATCTAGGCGTCCAATCCGCAGGGAGAAAGCTGCAGCATTTTTGGTTCGGAGTTCCTGGAGTTGTTTCGTCCCCCTCCTCTCCATCCAGGCCGGGGTGAAAATGCATCCGCGTTACGTCCATCCACCAGAGGCCATTTATCCACAGATCCTCAATGGCATCCCATGGACCTTCGCCGAGCGCGATCAGGATGGTGATTTCCTCTTCGCCCTGCTGCCAGATGACGTTGCCGCCAATGATGTGCCGGCCGTAGCAGACAGGCCACGGCTTGTCTTGCGAGGATCCCAGCAGTTCAATTCGCGTCGTCGCGTCATCAGCGGGCGATTCCGTGTCGGTTTCCGATCCGACGCCGATCATGTCGCTGCCGATATCATTGACGTCGCTAAATTCGTCGTAAGACATGCTCAATATTCCTCGTAACCCGATCCGTAAAGACTCGTCAGCTCAACGCTGATCGTCGGCACTCCGGAAAATCTGTGCGTGCGCGCGCGCAAAACGCAATCGTCATAGGTTTTGGCGCATGCCGTGTATTCCGTCCCCGTATAACCGCACGGCGCCTTTTTGAATCTCCAACGACAGAGCGGAGAAAACGACATCGGCAGCGCATCGACTATGGATGGATTGAAGCGACTCTCCAGCCGGTAGGCTACCGATTCTGCGCGGCGCTCCTGATTTGTCAGTCGGCCGCTCATGATTTCCACTATGGCGTCGATGCCAAACGAGTACTCGCTCACGACGCAGAGAGCGCCGTCAAATGTGGCCGTGTCCAAAAGGAGGCTCTCAACGAAAAGGTCCGTGTTATCCAGGCTGATTTCGCCGGAGTCCACCTCCAAGGAACGCGTGCGACGAAAAGCCGAATTGATCTGCAGGTATGGCAAATAGGTGTGGCCCGAGATCGTTTTGTCGCCCTTGCCGTCCCAAAAATAATAAGTGACGCCCTCGATCGAGGTGATTTCCGCGAGCCAGAATATCGGCCCGGCATAGGCTTTCGCGGCGGCGCTTACTCCTCGTGTCATGGCACTACCTCCAGCGTCCCGGATCCGCCGGTGACATAGATGCGATGCAGACCGAGAGGAACGTCGAGCTTGGTTGCCGCGGCGGCTACCCCGTCAAGGGTGAGCGTCCCGGATCCGGTGTAGATGTACCCATAGCCGGCGTACACGAATATCTTGTCCGAGCCGGATACCGTTCCCGTGACCGCGACCAGAGGATGACCGTCATCGGGATCCGGATAGTCTCCAGTGGCCAGGGCGCAGCCTGGAGCCTCCACGAGGGCGCATTCGATGTCCCATTGATTGTTCCCGATCCAGGACACACGCGGAGGACCTGAGAAGTGGACGGGAAAGACGCGATCGGCATAAACCCCCGCCTCGGAAACCGCGTAGTCTTCGAGCGTGAGCGTGAAATAGTCCGTCCGAAATTTCGCGTACCACTCCAGCAAAGTAATTTTGTCGGCCGTCGATCGCCCTGAGAACGTCAAAGGGAACTGGCGCAGCGGAGGAGCTGCCAGGCGCGCGAACTCCTGCCGGCCGATCGACCGCGAGCGGAGGACGCCATCCTCTTCGGTCTCCTGGATCGGATAATCAGGCACAAGCGGAAAATCGTCGGTCGATCCCATTATTTCCCCGTTTCGCGTTTATTTGCCCCGTGGCGCTTCTATTTATTTAATGCGTACCCTTGGTCGTCCGGCCTTCCGATCGCCCTGCGGCCGTTTGGCACGCACGCCGCGATCGGCCTTGTGGTTTCCGCCCCTATAGCGCTCCCTGCGCTTTCTCCTGGCGAAGGAACCTAATCGTCGACGCCCGATGCCGCTTAAGCATCCGCTCCCAACCCTGAGCGTCGGCCGCGGTGACATAGACGTTGTATGTATCGCCCCCGCCGCCAGATCGCCCCTCATTGAGCGCCTTGACATTCTCACTGCCGAGCTTGGCGGCCGCCCGGGGATTGAGAACAGCCTCCCCGCCATGGAGAATTGCGGCAAACGGCCCGGATCCAGGTAGTATCCCGGATGAGCCTGTAGCGAACTCCGGCACCGGAAGGCCGGCTATGCGCGTCGCCGCATACCCCCGCGACCTGTTGATGCCGTCCAACGCCGAGAGCGAGGAGTTATAACTCTCCGTAATCTGCTGGATCGTATTTGATCCGGGAGTGCCCAGGCTCTGCAATTGGCTCACGGCCGATGCATAGGAGCCGGACAGGCTCGACACCGCGCTGTCGTAATCAGATTTGTATTTGCGGTAATTCGCCACAGCCTCTTTGGCGGCGGCGAGGTACTGCTCATGGATGGCGGCTGAGGCTCGTTTCTGCTGATTGCGCCTGCGGGATGCGGAAAATATCCCGATAAGCGCTCCGATTCCGGCTCCAATTCCCATCCCGAGACCCCAGCCGATCATCAGCCCGCCGGGCAGCATCGTGGTGCTCGCCATATATCCGAGACTCGCTCCAGTGACGGCCCCTCCGATCCCGCCAAGCAGCGAACTCCCGGAATTAACGCCATAAGAGGCCAGCATCGTGCCACCGAGACCGCCAGCAGCCGCGACTAGGCCAAGTGTGCCGAGGCTGCCTCCAAGCGAGAATTGCGAGCCGCCGGAAATCGCTCCGCTTCCAGTTGTGCCAGTGCTACTTCCAGCGCCGCCACTTCCTCCATTCAGAAGTGCATCGAGCGAAAATCCTCCACCACCTCCACTGCTCAATCCTGATAGCGCGATGCCTCCCGCAGCCGATGCGTAATTCGTCGCGGTGGCGCCGCCGCCATAACCCCCCATGCCACTCGCGGAAGCCATCCGATTATGAGCAGAGAGCCAGCCCGCGACCATGCGCGCGAATTGAGAAACCACCCACTCTACGGACTGCGTCCAGAGCTGCTTCCAGACATCGCTGAAGCTCCTGGCGGTCAAGAACACGCGCTGGAAAAATCCCTCTATGGCCTGGGCCGATTTTTCGAATTTGCTCTTTGCATCCTCGGCGATTTCCAGATTGTTTTGCATGATGAGCAGCTTTTTTCTTTCTTCGATCGCCGCAATCGCTTCGGCGTTGTCGGCATAGAGCTGCTTCTGCTTTTCGAGGGATTCAAGATCGATCTGCAAACCTGCGGAAGGGCCGTATTGTTTTATGGCAAGGCTGCGGGCGAGGTCTTCGTTGCCTTTACTCATCTGGTCGGTGAAGTTTATGACCTCTTTGAGCTTCTTTGATTGCTCATCGAGACTCTTGGAAAATTCGTCGCTTGCCTGCTGCAGGTCGTTATATGGCTTCACCGCCTTGAGACTGGCCTGGCCGAGTGCCACCAGGTCCTGAACCGCTTTGGCGTTGATCGCAGAAATGCGGGCCGCAACATCCTCATCGGAGATACCTGATTGCTTCGCCGCCGTGATATCCGTTTCGCGTTGTGCTCCGATTTTCGCGGCGGGACCGAGAGTGGATATCCGGAGTTTTTCAGTTTCCAGTCTATAGGCCGCCACCGCCTTGGCGGCCTCTTCGGCACTTTTTTTGGATTCTTCGCTTTGCCTTTTGAGTTCGCCGGCAATTTCATGATTTAGTTCGAGAATTTTGGTGTCGTACTCAATCCGCAGTTTTTCCCATTTCTCTTGGGCCGCATTCATCTTCGATTGAATATCCGTACCATTGTCACTGCCTTCAGCGAGTTTCGCGAGAGCGGCATCTCGGGATTCTCTATTCTCTTTTGTGTATCCCGGTCGAGTTGATTGCAGGTAGAGGCGATTGTATTGAGCGCTTAAAGCCGAATAATCGGCGCGGGCGCGATCGAGTTCGGATTTAAGATCCGATGCTTCTTGTTTTGTGCGTCCTGAACCTTCAAGCCCAACCAACCCCTTTTTTTGCTTAAGAGCTTCAATTGCCGCTGTGTATTGCTCGTAGGATTCTGTTAATTTTTCAATTTCTTCTCGGTTTTTCTTTGCTGCTTCCGCCGCCTCATTACTGCCATCGATCCATTCGTACAATTCTTTCCCGGCCTCAAAGAGAGCCATGCCGATTGCGATTATGGCTGAGGCTCTGAATGCGGCAGATAGAACGGGAGCCACGCCTTTCAATGCGACGATAAATCCTTGCGCAGCCCTGGGAATCTCAACGCCCAATTGTCTGCCAAGCAATTCGAGGGATCGTTTTGCAAGCTCCTGCTCTTGAGAAAATTCCCTCGTGTTTTTCGCGGTGTTTCCAAGCGCGTCATTGCTCGGGCGGACCTTCGACGGCAATTTCCCAAATTCATCCCCGAGTTGTCTTACGCCCCGGACCCCTTTGCCCTCCGAATCAAATTCCACTTCGATGCGCACAACGCTGCTCATGTCAACCTCGCCCCGCATTTTTCGCAGTCAAATAGCCCGGAGGTTGGCCGCTTGCACCTTGGACACGTTTTGGTATTGCGGCCAGTCTCTCGCAACACGCCTCTCATCATGGCGAGCCCCTGAATTTCGTCGAAACTGAAGTGCCGACATATATCGGGCGTGGATTCAGACAGCGAGTAGAGTTCGAGCAAGTGTTTCAGCCAGCGCATGTAATGCTCGGGGATGCGCGCACGGCTATCCTGGCGCACGATCTGGCCGAAATGCACTCGCAAGCTCGGAATGTCCTCGCTGACTCGAATCATGCCGCTGTCACCTGCTCCGCGGTAAACAGGACCGATACCGCTATCACCTTGTGTTGAGCGTCCATGAATCCGGAGAGCATCTTGCGCATGGCATTTGCATCGCCGCCAGGCACCGGAATGCCGTTGACCTGGTAGCCATCGACCCCCTGAATCAATGCGTCGTAGAGCTTGATCAGGCGTGTCATTCTGGATGGCAAAATCACGCGTTGCCCTTCTTTTGCGGGAACGATCAGGGAATCGGCCATGGCCCGCCGGTATTCGATTCTTTGCGCGGCCGTCGGTTTTGCGAACGTATGCAAAAGCCTTTCATGCGTGGTGCCCCTGCGCGCCTGCAAAATCACGATTTCGCACGCCTCATCCGCCAAGCCCTCATAGGCCGAATCGGGAGCCGGCCAAACTCGTAGCAGCTGGTCGATGGCGATTTGCTTTTGCGCCGGACTGACTTCTTCGCCCTCTCGGTAGCCCTGCGCTCCAATTTTGAGCGCATCCCATAATTCGCACGCCGATTCGGCGTCTTTATTTGTGATGGAGGTGCCCGTTTGACCGTCGTCGATCTTCACGTCGCGCACCGCCACGTTCAGGCCGCGATCGTAGCGGATCCAATCATCTTCCATGGGCTTGCGCAACACATGCGCCACACGCCGGATGGATCCGCGCTTTGTGATTGTGAGAGCGATTTCAATCCACTCTGGATTCAATTCAAAAAGCTCTAGCATGAATCTCCTTAAGCCGGTAAGACGAGATAAGCCGGGGTCGTGTTATGCAAAGTTGCTTTGACCGGGCTGTCCGCGTCAGCGGAATCGAGGTTGATGTCGTCGGCGTCGACGCGCACTGCGTAGACGGCCCCTTCGGAATCGTGGTTGAGAGGCGACTCGGTAATCTGAATGTCGGGATAGCGCAAAATCAGCTTGTGATTGCTGGTCCCAGTGCCAGCCACGACGCCACTATCGAGCGTGACCTTCAGCTCCTTGCGCGTGAGTTGGACCATGTCTTCCAGCAAGTCTTTGTTCTCGCGATTTACAAACATGCTCATTTCGATGCCGAACTTCCGGCGAATAAACCAGGCGCGCTTCGCATACATCCCGGAGCCGGGATAGTAGCGCTTGTCGAGCGCGCATAACTGCTGATCGAACCGCAGGCTCCATTGGTCGACGCGCTCCGAGATGTCAGTGAGTGCGCCGGCGCGATTCCCGTATTCGAATTTCAGTCCATCGTTGCCGAACTTCGCCAATGTCGCCACGTCCGGAATGGTGATGGTCGGAGGCACGGAACTGTCCTGATCGAAGATCAAACCGGATCCAACCAGGTCGAGCGCGAGGGCGACCAGGTCCTTGCCCTTGCCTGAAAGGGTTGCGCCTTGGTAGATCAGGTCGGAGAATAGACGGATGAGCCGGTCTACATCTTCGCTGCCGGAATCGAGATAGGCCGACGTGAGGAAGCAATCTCTTCCCGGGAAATCCTCATCGGGATCCAAAGGATTACTGCAATGCATGTCATGCGTGTAATGGCCGGTCGTGCCTTCCTGGGTCGAGGTGTCCTGTCTCAGGATGTGGGAGAGAGCGATGCCGACCGTATGGGAATCGGCGTCGAGCATGATCGGCAACGACGACTCGTGACCGACCACGCGCTTGTTGCTCGCAATAGAATGCTCCGTCCGTCCTCCCGTGCGCGGTCCCACACCTGCGCGCGCGATCTTTACGTCGCCCATGGTCGCGGTATTGAGCAGCACGCGATGCCCGAGCGGAGTCTCGAAATCTGCGTCAACCAGGCGCGTGCCCCACGCGGATTGAATTTTGTGGCTTAAAATACAAATGATGTCTTCTGCCATCATCGGTTGGAACGTCATATGCTTTTCTCCTTATGCGGCGTACTCCCATGCCGCGCAGTGCGCCCTTATTTGCAGCCCGATTGCGGCCGCGCCCTTGCGGTAATACAAGTTTTCCATCAGCACGGTGCCAATCAGCTCAAGCCTGACATCTTTGATGCTTGCGATCGCAAGCTTGCGGCCGGCGACGATTGCAGATTTGAGATCTTCGAGGATGTCGTAGACGCCAATTTCGCCGGCGTTCCCTTGCTTGGCCGCCGTCAGCGAGCGCAGGTTTTGCGCTACAGCGATCAGGGTAAATCTTTCTTCGATCGCATATCCGCTGCCATCGTGCACCCTGGGCGTATATTGGCCGCCCTCGTACATAACCAGCACGCCATAGTCATCCAGCGTGATTTCGAGATTTTCAAAGTCGATGCCGCTCTCATGGCTTCGAACGGAAGCGGGGCGAATGTAGGCGGCGATCGTCGGATCTCCCTGGATCAATTCAATGATGGCCTGTTCGATGTCTCCGATTCTCGGCTTACCCATTGGCAGCCCCCGTAATCATTTCCTTGATGCACTCGACCATTTGTCTTTCCGACGCCGGCGGGAATCCCATGCTCGGCCGAGCTGGGATGTGCATTCTGCGAGAGAACGACTTCACTGGATAAAACGGATTTTTTCTGTTCGCCTTGCGACGTAGGGATTTGCGTGTCTTTGCGCGCGTATGCGCGGAAACCGTGACCACGCCGTTAAAACCGTATTGATGCGCGTTCGCATGGTCGAGCGGTCCCTCCGAGACGAATGCAATGTTTTTGCCTTCTACTCCGCGCTTGAGACTACGCAGAAGCTGGCCACGCAGGCGCAACATGCCGCGTCCCGGAAATCGCTTCGACTTCCACTTCGCATACCGAAGCGAGAGCGGGACCCATGGAATTCCGTCAGGAGAGGACTGAGTTTCAAAACTGCGGCGCGCGACTCGATAGAGCTCTTCGGCGATCATCTCCATGATCGGGCGCGGATTCGCAAGGATCTTCTCGGCGCCATCCAGAGCCTTAAGAGCTCGTATCGAATCGATCTTGATAATTTCCGACATCAGAACGCCTCAAGATTTGTGTCGTCGAACTTATAGGGGCTCGTTGTGTGATTCCGCGTCACCACGGCCCCGCCAGATGTCGGTTGTGGCGCCGCCGCTTGATCGAGACTCGCCCGTCCGGCGCTTACGTCTTTGAGGAACGCGATCGCGTCCTCGTAGCTCTGCCGCACCTGGTCGGTCACGAGCTGGCGACCCTCATAGAGCTTGAATATCGTGAGCGTGACCTCGATATCCTTGACCTGGTCGCTGGCAGTCAAAGGAAGCGCGTAGCGCGCAGCCGCGTAGCTGTCGATGATCCCGGAGGCAGAGTTGATCGCAGCCGTCACCACGTCGGGATCGACTGACCCCAGGTTCTTGTAGTCCGTGAGCTGGATCAGCTTTGCTTCCGATAAGCGCTTCCTGAGATCAGCGATCGTTGTGTAGGCCATTATTCAGCGCTCCTTTTGGCCTTGCGCGGCTTGCGCGGCTTGCACTCCTGGATCTGCGTCGCAGATTCTTCCGTAACTTCAGGCAACGGATCGAAGATTGCGTCGGGATCAGCTTCCACGACGATTTCCGAAAACACTGCTGGCGCAACGGGTCCATCGATCGCATGGGATAAATCCTTGGCGCTCGCGTCATCAAGATCGATTTCGTCGCCGGGCGCGTAGTACTTCCGGTTCATGAGAATCGGGGTTTTGACGATGTATAGCATTTAAACCGCCTCTCTGACTGTGAGTTCGACATCCTCTTCGATGACGAACCCGCTGGTTGTGGTAATGAGATATTTGAGTGCGTAAACGGCCGCTGCTCCATTCACAAGCAAGGTGACGGTCACATTTGGGCTCACGACGGAGAGGTCGTCAAAGACATCCTCAGAGACATCCTCGCCGTCCTCGTCGCACGCCGTCACTACGGCGCTTACCGCGGATTCGCCGACTGGGAGGGAGTCAGTGAAGTCGATTGTCTTCGGAATAACCTCGGAGGGCTTCTTGCTCCAATAGATCATGTGCGCCTCGTCCAATCGCTCGAATAGCTGCGCTTTGCCGCTTTGGATGCAAAACTCCGTGATTGCGACTTGCTCGAATAATTGCGCTTTGGCGCCCTGGTGATGTGAGCCGCCAAAACGCCTGTCGAAACATGAATAGTGACTGTCACACTGGTTCTGGCGCATAGCGCCGCAGGCGTGATGACCATCGACCCGCTAACAATTCCCGGCCCCCCAACCAGAGCGCGCGCAATGACAGCCTCCGGGGTGAGCGCGATCAGACTCAAAATTACCGACGGATCAATCCCGCTCGCGCGTGCGCTCAGGGCCGAGGGTGTTATGACCAATGATCCAAGCGCGACGTCGGGAGCCGCGACAAGAGCGGAAGCTGTTGCTGGATTCGGCGTCGCGGAAATCGATCCCATGACTACACCGGGATCGATGGAAGATCCTGCGGATGTCGCGGCGGCCGGGGAAATAGAGACGTTGCCGCCCGCCTCCACGGTTGGATCGACTACGCTCGCCGCCCCGGATGCAGCGGCCGGAGAGATCTCAAGAGAGCCAAGTGCAACGGACGGATCAATGCTTGACGCCGGTGCACTTGCGACCGCAGGCGAAACCACCAAAGAACCAAGGACAATGCCGGGCGCGATGTCAGAACCGCGAGCGACTGACGCGACCGGGCTTACATTCACCGCGCCGAGAACGATATCAGGCGCGATGGAACTCGCTTTGGAATCGGACACGGCCGGGGTGATTTGGAGCGATCCAAGGGCAACGCTTGGGCTTGCAATAACTCCTTTGCTCGTGGCTGCCGTCGGAGTGATCGAAATCGAGCCGAGCACGATGGCGCAATCAACACCGGTTCCAGAGGCATCAGCAGGCGTCGGCGTAACCGTGATATTCGCCCCGCCACTCGCGACAAAGTAGACCCTCCGAGGCTCCACGAGAAAGCGGGGATTGCCCGCGGTACCGTAGGGATTTGCGTAATCCGCCAAAACATCGGAGGCGGACCACGCGCGGTTCATGATCTGGAAATCGGCAATGCGCCCGTACAGCACATAGCCGCCGGGCTCCCTGCCGCCAATGTACGATGTGGTCCGCGAGAACCAATTGTCTCCAGTGCCGACATAAGTTTTGTCGACGCCGTTGACGTAGATCTTCAGATCGCTCGCGGTCTGCACCATGACGATTCGAGACCACACATTGAGCAGTGCGGCGCTGCTCTCCAGGCCAATATTGTATGTGCCTGAGATAACCGTTGACCCCGGCCACGAACCGAGACATATCCAATTGCTTCCGGATGTGCAGATCCCAAAATGAATGTTTCCTGACGACTGATTCGTCTCCATCACCCAATAGGCGACGGTCAGGGGGAAGTCGGGAGGATTGGCAATCGCAATCGGATCGTACGCGCCTCGGGAGAACGCCAGATGCCCGCCGCGCACGTCCTGTCCCCAAGTCAACGAGGCCAGGGGATCGAACGTCGCGCATGCATTGTTGACGCAGTTCCGTATCCGCGCGCCGGAGCCCTCGTTGATCGGCCACCATGCCACAGGCCGCTGATTCAGCGGGTGCGCTGGATTTAGGCGCAGCCTGCCGTCGTAGGGAGGCTTGCCTAAAAGAGGATTGCGTCGCGACTTGGGCATTTAAGCGGTCACCACATTGTCGTTATAGGTAAACATATCGAGCGTATTTTCATTGTCGGTATTCGTGAAGCCGTGGTTCGGACCCGACATTAGGAGACAAGTGAATTTGCCATTGGGCAAAACTACTCGTTGTAAAACTATCCGCTGTTGCGTACTCACCGCGCGGACAGGAAAAATAAGATCGGGCGCACGTGCAGGTTGCGTCCCCGCCGCTCCGTCCTCCAAATTGGTCCCGTCGTTTTTCATCAAGAACCAAATGGACACACAATCTCCGGCGTGAAACGCATCCGCGCCGCGACAATACAGTTCGAAATCTCCGTATTGATCGCCTGCGGAATTGTCATATTCCGCGCCAGCCACGAGCGTGGAGGCTGCAAGATTTTTCAGCTGCGCCGAGGTCATCAGATGAACTACTGATCCACGCGCGGACCACTTAACTGGATTGTTCGTCATGCAGCACCTCCATCAGTCCATGAAGTTCCGTCCCAAGACGAGCCGAAGTACCTGAACGGATTCCAACTTTGCCCGTTCACTTCGGTCTGAAATGTGGACTGCGCGGAAATCAGTAGGGACTTGATTTGCGCGATAGTGCGGCCACCGACGATATCCGAACACACCTTTTCGACGATCTGACCGGCCTTAAGTGCGGCGACATCCTCGGCTGATGCGTCTTTGTACGCACTGGTCTTAGTGTCATCCGCGAAAAATGCCTGCCGCGCAGAGGGAACAGTCGCCCGCAAAACATAGTTGATTGTCAGCGGGTCGTTGGACGTGCGCTCAAGGATGATAATGAGTTGCATGGCTCACCTCAGCAAAGCTTGTATTGCTTGTCCTCAGCCGCAATCCTCAAACCCATCGGCTTTCCGCCAATGCTCTGATGCAGCAGTTCCGTGAACCACTTCCGCGCGCATTCGAGCGCCGCGTTGCGCTTCGACTTGTCATCGGCTGATAGACCGGTGGCGCTGTCATAAGGGACAAGAGCCAGGTCGAAAGCTTCCGATCCGATCTGCTTCGCATCGTCGTAGTACATGCGCAGAGGATTCGGAGTGCCTTCGGTGTCCAAAAACTTCGCCGGGCCTTTGCCTTCTTTGAGCGCCGCTTTAACTTCTGTGACCATCGCCGGATACATGACGGCAGGCGAAACTTCGAACCCCTTCACACCATCACCGAGGAGCGTCTTCGCGGCCTCAGTCGCCTCTACTTCTTTCGCGATTTCTTGTATGTTCATGCTTATCTCCTATTCGGTGAGGTCGACTTCACAATTTTGCAAAGTCAACGACTGCCCCACGCTGACCACGCGATTCGAAACCAGATCCCAGAACGTCAGTATCAGCCTTGATCCCTGGGTCGCATTATCATCGGTCAGGCAAGCATAACGTGCACCGCTGCCGCTCGCCGGAATGTCGCCGCCGGTGGCTGTCCAGACAAGATCCTTGATCTGCACCAACGCCTTGTCGTTGGCGTCATCTTCGGTAAGGACATCGAAGTCGGTAGCATTTCTCGAAAGCTGATAGCCGCCAGTGGTGTATCCATCTCCGTTGGCGATCTCCGTCAGTTCCGACTTCGTGTTGATGTCGGCCGTTGGCGCGGTCGCCGACGTGAAAAGCGCGACGTAGAAGTTTGTCGGCAATGTCGCTGCGCGCATCACCCAATCGAAAATCTTGTATTTGAACCGATTCGTCCATCCTGCCATGGCGCCGCCTCCTGATTGTCTTTCAAAGTTTCACGCGCGGGGCTGGCCGGTTGGAGCGACCAGCCCTATTGAAACTCCGGTGAGTTACTTGTAGACCAGTCGCACTCCGGTGCCTGCAGCGTCCGTGGCAACGCACACCGCCTTCGCCGCGGTGACCTTGAAATTCAATGGGATATATCCGGCATTTACCGCCGCTGAAAGCGTGATGGGGCCCATCAATGTCGTGGTACCCGTGCCACAGTTCGTTCCAGTTCCGGTAGTGATCGTCGTCGTGGCCGACGCGCCGCTGATTTTCTCGACGATAATGCCGACGAGAAATGTCGATATTCCCGCGGCGGGCGCCGCAATTACTTCAGCAGCGGTATTGCTCGCCATAGAAGTGAGAAGGTTGGGCGGCTTGTAGGAAGTCTCGCTCGGTCCAACGGCATTAGTTAAAGTGACGTATACCGTCAGACTTGGAGCAGTGCCGCCGCTCAGCGTATCGAGTTGCATATTGAAGTAGTTGCCGAGGTTATTGACGACAACCGATTTTTCGCTGACGCAATCGATAGTGTTATTAGGGTCATCAGCTACCACGGTCGCAAGCGCAGCGGTCGGCCCGCTGAAGACGCGAGCCGTGCAGGCAGTCGCCACGGATGTCCCTCCGGGCACCAGGCGGATAATCGCACTATTGTAGTTGAGCGCAGATTGTCCAGTGGTCCAGAAGGTCCCGGTTGCAGCCTTGGTGACTGCGGCGAAACTGTATTTATTGACCACAATGGGCGTGCGCTGCTGCGCCACCCCCAGGTGAGCGACGGCGAGCATTGTCGCCAAAATTAAAGAAAGAGAGAAACATCGTCTGATATTCATCTGGTCGATCTCCTTTGTCTCCGGGGAATCCTTTGCGGGAAGCTCCCCGGGATTGGCTTATGCTTTGCCCGCGTCTTTGATCAGATAGGCCGCATTTGCGCACGTGATTTTCTGGTCGAAGTAGAAGTGGTTCGCCATCCACTCGGTGCGTTTCGACGAATCAGGATCCGTCCATTGCTCTACGGCGTATCCGCCTGACGTTGCTGGAGCGCCGGCCCACACGAATGTTTTGCCGAATGACAGATCTTCAGTGCTCATTGCGGGGCGCACATGACAAATCAATGCGTCTTCCGGATCCCAAAGATTGGCTATCGTGGTCCCGTCCAGAGCGATGTAGATCGCCGATGCCAAGATGACATTGGGGATCTGGAAATAAGCAGCAAGCTGCTCCAGGCGAATAGACCCGCCAACGGTGTACTTAAAGGCCTCCTTTACGCCTTCGTGGACCTGAAGCGCAGCCAGACAATTCTCACCGATGATCATGTGCGTAGCTTCGAGTCCTTGCTGGCGGAGAGCTCGTTTGGCTGCATTCACATGCTGAATGGGATTAGAGTTGATGTTATCGGTCCACCTGTCGGGCCCGGCGAGCGTCACGTTTTGCGCGATGTTGCCGGTCGTCATCAAGCTGGCCATGGCATATTCCTTGGCCATCAAAACCTTGTCCTGCAGCAATGCCGATCGAGACTGAACGATCGCTCCCATCCCGACCTGCTCGAGCTCGGCCATGGTTTCAATCGGCAGCTTGACCTTCCGCGAGTGATCGTTGCAGTTGTAGGAATCCGTGCTATACGACATGCGGATTTCCTCCGCCGAATCTCCGAATGACCGCAGGTCCTTGCCATCGAGCATCTGATCCTCTCGACCCCAAATCGGATAGACCGCGTTGCGCAGAGGTACCGGCACTCGCGGGAAGAGGATGTCACTGAGAAATGCATTGTTGCGATAGCGCTGTTGATACGTGGTCAAGCTCAGATCCACGCGCGCCGCAATAGGAGCTACGAAACCGCCCATGATGTTGCCTCCGTTTTGTTGAGTGCCGGACCTAAGCGATCCGGACGTTTATTTCAAAGCTGGTTTTTGCGCTTACGTGCGCACTAAGACCGAATTGAAAAACTGCAAAAATTCGTCGCCATCAGCGTCTGCACCATTGACGGCCCGTCCGGACCGTTCGTTTGCTGTATCCGCCTCGGCAGTGACAAATTTTCCGTTCGTGTCCATCATCAATTCCATATTCGGCGTGAGGGTCGCCTGGCCGCTCACACTGATCACGTCTCCGAATACGGCAATGGAAACGGGTCCGTTTGCCACGGTCTGCGTCTCCATGACTACTCCGACGGGCCGCTGTCCTGCTCCGGTCGGAACCTTCACCTGATCATCGGCTGTGCCCTGAATAACGCCATACCCGCGGCGCAACGGAGCTAATGCGGTCGCTCCCTCGGCTCTGTAGGTTCGCGTCAGCGGAGAATTCGAGGGTTGCCTGCTTGATTTGCTGCTCATTGTTTTTTCTCCTGTTTAAAAAATGCGTTGATGCCCCCAAAGAAAATTCAACTACGCGCCATGCGTTGACGGCTTATGCGACTCCCGTTGCGATCTTCGCTCTCGCTCGAGACAGGGCCTCGCCGAAATCCACCTTTTCCTCTGCCTCGATTTTCAGCGCCAGGTTGTTGAGAGGGATCGACGCCAAGTCGACAACTCGCCCCCCGGCCTCATTAAAATGAGCTGGATCGCCGATGGAGGTTTTTGCCCCGGTCGTTATACCCTTTATGGGAACGATAGGATTTTGCGCCTCCAGGAATTTCAGGAGTGCGTCGTAGCTTGATACCTTTGTCTCCTTGCCGGTTTCGCCGAATGTCACTTCGGTGCCGGCAAGCGCAGTCGCTTCCATGAACGCCGCCATTCCCTGCGCGTCGTATGCAGGCACCCACTTGTTCGTAGACTTCAGGCGTGCAATGTCGGCGACAACTCGCGCCTTGACTGAGTTCAATCCCGATGCGGCAAGCTTGTTGTTGATTTCGGCAAACGCCGTGGTTAGGGTCTTGTTCTGCTCGATGAGCGGAGCAGTAGCGGCCGCGACAGCCTGCGACACAATGTCCTTGACCTGGGATTCGCTGAATCCGACAGGTGTTGACTCTTTGTGGCCGAAAAGTTCGGAGAAGAACGCCTTGATCTCCTCCTTGATCGTTTTTTTGGTTTCGTCCTTGTCCATTGCGGTCTCCTCTTGGAAGTTGATTTCTGTGAACTCACTGCTGGAAAACTTAATTGGAGCGAGCCCCTTCACCTCGGGCGGCATTCCCCCGAGAAATCCTACGTGGCGCAGGACTGGTCCCTTGCCCTGGGGGTCTTGATAGAATGCGGCGGAGCGCATCGGGAAGCGTCCGCTTTGCATGAGCTGCTCGAGCTCCGGCTGCACCTGCGAGAATTTGGCTGCGAGCGTTATGCCGCGGCGAGCCAGTTCACCGACCCATCCCATCGCGGGAGAATTCTCTTTTGGATGACCGAGCACAAGCGGGGCTTTGTGGTCGGACGAGAAATTACTCACGACCTTATCGAGATCCTCTTCCGTCCAGATGCCCTTCTGTCCGTAATCTCCAGCCCGAAATATCTCTACCCAAGTGGAGTCCCAGTCCATATCACACCATCCTCATGTATCCCGGATCCGGACCGGCGCCGGCCGGTACGCCCAAGGTCATGTCCCATCCCTCGCCGCTTTCGAGCATGCGCTTCGCGCGGCCAGCCGTGATCGCGATGCGGGCGCATCGGCAGTTGTACCCGAGCATCGGCTTGTATTGCTGCCAGCCGGCCCAATCGACGGGAGCTATGCCATTGTCCAGGGCCGCGTGATTCGGTCGCACCACGCCGTCGACGATCGCGTCAAACAGGTAAAAACTGAGCACTGCACGCGTTGCGGGATCCTTCATTTCCTCGTCACGCCCGCGGTTGAATGCATTCGTGACCTGGTTATGCCAGACGTTGCGCAGCCGACCGCCGGATAGAGCGAGGTCATTTATCTGCGCCCTCACTTCGCTTTCGAATTTCGACAGCGTCCAGCCCTTGGCGAGCGAGTCCTGGATTGCCTGCTTGATCACGACGAGCGTTTCTTTCTGCTCAATGCCAGTGATGAAAAACGCCGATGTCTGATACTGCGCCATCGTCGATTGCCACTGTTCGCGCGTGACATCGCGCAGGCTCTTGAGCCAGTCGATCGCCTTCAGCGGGGGCTTATCCTTTGGGAAGACTTCGGAAAATATCGGTTGAGGCTTCGCTTCTATTCCAGCCTTTCGCGCTTCTCTCCGGATCTGCAGCCGACCTCCCAACCTGGAAGCAACTATGATCTCCTGCAACTCCTTGGTGTGTTCCAGATCATGAACAACTTGCCATGGATGCCCGGCTCTATATCCCTCGCGCGCAACCTCGAGCCAGTTTTCCATATTGTCGAGCGTGGATTTTCGGAATGAGGCGATCGCAGCGCGGATCAGCACGACCTGGGCGCGCAGGATTTCGAGTGTCTGCGTGCGTCCGGTGCTGCTGATTTTGATTATGCTCGGTTTGCTCACTTCACTCTCCGCTGCGTTCCATGGGCATCAACTTCATAAATCTTTCCCATGCGTTCGATCCTCATTCCTGCTTTCAAAGGAGCAGTGCGAATGCGATCGGCTTTCCCGGTCTTGGGATTGCGCAGGTAATTCAGCATGATCTGCGGGCCTTGAGGCTCGTCAGTCTTGAGCCGCATCTCCCTGTTCACCATCTTCTCCTTTTGCGGAATCTTCCTCTTTTGGAGGTTGGTGTATGTCAGCCTCCGAATCCGGACCAATGCCAGTCAACTCCACGGGAACGACCGCGCTATTGACCAGTTCCTCGCCCTCTTCGGGCGCCGGGATCCCGAGCTGCTCGCGCGCATAGCGCTTCGGGATCTCGACTAGTCCCCGCGCCTCTTTGAGCGCCCGGGCTCGCTCAAGCATGTCTTTTTCAGGTTCCACGTCGATTTTGAAATGCGGGCGATACGAGCGATCGAGAGCAATATCCCCATAGGTCCATCGCAGCCATGGACCGAGAAGTTGCTCATCAATGACGACCGAGACCTGATTCGCATCCCGTCTCACAATCTCGTAAAGCATGTCCTGATGGACATTCCCGAGGGCTTGCGTGCCGCGCTGCTGTTCGCTGCCGCGCGTGGCGAGGGTCTGCCCCAAAATCGCGCGCGTCATCTCGGAATCCAGGTAATCGATGATAAGCTGATAGTCCTTGCCGTCGCGCTGCCTGGTCTGTCCGAGTAGTGATTCAATGAGCTTCACGCTGTTTGGCACGGCGACGGCGATTTCTGATGCGAGCGCCTCTGCGATCGCAAGCGCCTTCTGCTGCTGATCGTCGTTGTTCGCGTCGTACATGACCGCGATGGTGCCAACCGGTTTTTCGAGAAACTTCAGGTCGAGTGTCAGCCCCTGGCGCTTGAACCAGCTCGGCCAGTAGAGACGGCGCAGTAACGGCAGCCCCCGGCGATCGCCATGGCGCGGCTTCGATGTCGATACCAGAAACTTCTCTTGCGGGACTTGCTGACCTGGCGAAACCATATTTGGGCAGAATCTAAGATCGCCAAGCGGAGGATCGAGCAGATCTTGCCGGAAATCGAACAGCTCTTGCGGCCGGCCGATGATCTTATCGACGCCTACGCGATTTCCGTCATTGCGCCACATGATCTCCATCACCACGTAGCCATACGCCGGAGCGTCACACAGCTCCTCGAGCACAAACGAGAATTGCGGGATATCATTCAGGAACGCGGAAGCTTCTTCTTGCATCTGCAGAGCAAGGGGATCTTCCTCGTCGGCCCCGACCACCTGCCACTCGCGCGCGAGCACAAGCATCTTGCGGACCTCGAGCGACAACCCGACGCACAGGTCTTTCTCTTCCAATTCCCGGTAATATGGGAATATACCGTTGTACCCACCGACCATCATTCGGTAGATGGCGGCGGGATTTGCGGATCCGGAAAACGCCTGCGCATTCAGTCCGATATCTCGGAGCACAGCGTTAGTGACGATGGCCTGCGTAATCGATGGGACTGCGGTGGCTGCGCCCATCAATATCCCCCTCGATATGCGGATCCGGAATATTCGGTGGCTCGAGAGCTGGCCGGCGCGGCGCTGCTTTTGCACGCGGATGCAAAATCTATTGCATTTGCCGCATGAGAATAGATCACAGCCTCGCCGCAATCCGGGGATCGACCCAGGCGCTTGATAATGTCTTCCTTGCGCTCAACCTGGATTCCCGATGCCGTGATTTTGTAGCGGGGAGCGCACAGATCAGCGAGCAACTCTCGATCGGGAGGCAACTGCAGATTCTCTCCGAGTTCGGGGTCTAAAGCCTCACGCAGCTTCCAGATCCACTCTGCGCGCTTGTTGGCGAATTGCAGCTTGCCGTTTCTGTCCGTGGCATCCGACGACTCGGCGCCATTCATACCCATGACCGGGATCTGCGGCTTGTGCACGTTCACAAGCCAATCAAACGGCGACGATCCAACGCCAACAATGTCAATGCCCACAACCGCCTTGCCCTCGCGCACCCTCACGATATGAGCGCCCGCTGTCGGACCATCCGGAGTTTCTCTTCCCGGGATTTTATTCAGCGGAGCAAACCATGCGCGAAATCTGGGAGCGAGCACCGTCTGGCATTCGCCCCCTCGAGCAACGTCGACGCCTAATGCGGTCATTGAAGTGGCTGGCCTTTTATCCGTCCAGCGATCCATAGCGGCCTTTACCCAGACCGTGGGTATGACCTGCCAGGCGTCATCGGTCTGCCCAATCGAAAAATCTCCGTAGAGCAGTTGGGAGCGCAATGGCTCGGGCATGCCTTGCAGCTGTCTCACGTATCCGGTCGACCAGTAGTGCGGGTTATCCTGCACGCGTGCCGGGATGAACGTGCGCGACTTTGGGAAGATCGTTTCGCCCTTATGCTGGATCGGGTCTGGTCCGCTAATCTCAAGACTCTTACCGTCGATCACTGCATACCAGCGCAGTTCCCCGGACTTCGCCGGCCGCGGGTGCTTTTGATCAAGCCACGGCGCGAACTCTTCGATCACCCATGATCCATCGGCATCCGTCGGAGGATTTCCGGTATAGACGATCCGTGTTCGCTGCATTAGATCTGTCGTGCGCAGCCAACCGCCGAGAAAGTCGGTTTGCGCCTTTTGAAAGTGGCAAACCTCATCGAAGCAGATCAGGTCATGCGGGCGGCCCTGATATTTCATTACGTCTTTTGGATGCTCAACCGCGCCCAGTTCGACCTGGCGCCCATCGTAAAGGCGGAAGATCTTGTCCTGAGAGTTGTAGCGCCCGAGCTCTCCGACGATTTCGCGCAGCCTGTCTTCAATCGCTTTAAGCTGCTTGAACTCTCTCCGGAATATGATGCTGCGTTTGTGCGCCTTGAGTGAGAGCCCAATCTCGAGATCGGTTTTTCCGCCGCCGGCAGCCCCGCCGTAAAAAATCAGGTCGGCTGGAGAATCGAAGGCTAGCTGCTGCGGGCTGAACGCAGATCCGGACTGCGCCTGCAGCGGCTCCCAGACGATCTCATTGCGCCCCGTGATGGCAGCACGCAACGGAGCGATTGCGGGGTTAAGATCTGACCACGATCGCGCCCCATCCGGACTCAATAGCTCGGAGAGTGTCGGCATCTTTGACGTGCTCCGCGACAACCATTCCCATCTGAGTTTTGATCCAGCGGAGCTGCTCGAGGCTGACAGATTTTTCCTCGCGCATTTCGTGGATCCGTTTGGCGACCCGAGAAATTTTCTCGATGAGATCTGCGTGCAATTCGGCGAACTTCGGTCCCATTTCGGTAATGGGGAGGGAATTGACTTCGAGTAGCACGGCGCGCAAAAGCTGAAGATCAGGAACCAGGTCGAGAGGATTGCTATCAGAAGCGGCCAATTCATCCAGGCGATGCCGCAGCCGCTCGCGCGGAATTTTCGAGTAGCGCCCGTGCTTGATAGGAGAGGCGCCACCATGAAGCTTGCACTTTCCGACGCCGGCGTGATCCGTGCCCCAGCCGGCTGGCCGAGTGCAAAGACCCGGCCCGCCCCGTTTTTTAGCGCCGCATTTCTCGTAAGCTCCCTTTTGTACGTCACGTGTCATGAACTCTGTCGTTTGAATCGGTCATTTGCGCTCGTGAAATAGCGCTATCGTGATTGTCGTAGGGGATCGTAAGGGGGGCTAGGAAGTTGCGTCAATACTTTGAGGTGATTTAGAGTTGCAACAGGCCGCAACAGCTGTGATCTGGTGGCAACAGCATGCAACAGGTGGCAACAGGCCGCAACTGCATGCATTCATAAATGGAGTTTTGGGGCCTTCTTTCCCGTCAATCCACCGCTCAGAATGCGGATAAACTCGGATCGCGGTATGCGAATTTCCCCGGGAGTGCGGATATGCTTCACCTGACCGGAATTAATCCAGCGGCGGACGGTATCAACGGAAACGTCCATCGCTCTTGCCAGCTCGTCGGGTCGGAAATTGAGCTTATCCGCGACCATCAGTCCTCACAGTCGAATCTTTATGCACATGTCATCGATACGCCTGGCGACGGCGCTCTGCATTCTCCCGGACTGGATCAGCTGCTCCAGGTCTAGATTGCTCGTGATCGTGATCGAGAGCTGGCGCCGGTACATCGTGTCAACCAGATTGAAAATTGCTTCCTGCCGAAAATCAGACTGCGTCCCCACTTTTTCGCAGTCGTCCCAGCACAAGTGAAATCTATCTGCCGTATGGGCCGCGTACAGGACCTCAGAGCGGAATTCGCGCGGCTCAAGCTCGGCTTGCTGCAGCTCCTTGACCAACTGCCGGCTGGTTCGAATCGCAACCTTTTCGCCGGCCAGAGCCAGGTGCCTGCATTGGCTCACGAGCAACTGCGTTTTGCCGCACGCGTACTTTCCGCTCGTGATCAAATACGACCCTCCAGGATTTGCGCGCATTTGCGAAATTGCAGCCGATTGCTGCAGATCGCGCGGATGAAGTTCGTTCAGGTCTACTTGCACAAATCGTGAGAACTCCTGCAAAATCTCCTTCGTCCGCGCCCGCGCCTGGCGCTCGCTTAGGCACTCGCAAGGCCTGACGCAATCCATTCCGGGCACTCGGACCCAGCCTGTTCCGCGGCACGGCTCGTGTTCAGTCTTTTCGGGGCACGTATTCGGGCTCATAGGCAAGCCGGCCGCGATTGTCTTGAGGGTTTCCGCTATTTGCTGCATTTCCGTCCTTTCCGTTTTGCATCTGAGCGTAGAGCGTGTCGAACTTTTCCCTGAGTTTTTTTCCGCTTAAAATATTGCCGTTCCAGAAATTTCCTGGAGCCTGGCACCAGACGATTACGGCGCCAACCTCGGCCACCGTCCGACCATGCTTTAGGATTTGATTCACTTCCTTCGCCCAGGCTCCAACATCGTCCATTTTTGCTGCTGCGGCTTTCGGATCGCGGGCCACTATGGCGGCTTTTAACTTTTCTGCGAGCTGGAAAGCCTCAACTGGCGGTAGGAAGTTTGAAACAGCGTCAGCCCCCGAAGGGGATTTTGGGGATGTATTATTATCTGCAGATGCAGACTGCAAACTGCAAACTGCAGAGTTGACCTTTGGTTGAACCACCCTTGGTACGGTGGTTGAACCACCCTGTATATTACTTATGTCTTTTGGATGCTTTCGTTTGTGAGCTGATAGCCTGCCACCCTCAGCGCTCTTGCGCCTCCATTCCTCCTGTTTGGTGCGCTCGACGTCGAGTCTTTTGTGCACCAATCTGTCGCCAGAAATGCTGAAGCATTGAACCACCCTTGGAGTTGGAGTGATGCCCTTGCAGAGCGATGACAGGACGCTTAAATCATTGGGCAGCGATCCCTCGATCCAGCAGAAATCAATCAGGCGTCGATAGCAGCCTTCTTCCTCGATTGTCATCACCTGTGTGTTGATGTCAGAGAGATATTCTTTGGGATACCACTGAAAAGCCGGCGAAGCTTCCTTGCTCACAAACGTACCTCTTGATTTTGTGCTTCTGCCTTATGTCTACGACGTAAACCCAGAGCGACCCAGGCGCCTGGAAACGGAAACTGCCCGTGCCAGTTTTGTGCCAAATTGGGTAAGTAATTGAGATTAGATTGATTAGTGCGGATTTTGCGGAAACCCGCCAATCAGCCAATTTCTTAAGTACTTACGGTTTTTGATGGGAGTTTAAAAGGTGGGTATTTCGTACTCCGGAACCGAAGGTCGCAGGTTCGAACCCTGCCAGGCGTACCACTCAAACCCGCGTCCCTTGCAATTCCCATCACTGCCAGTCATTCTGCCAATCTCAGCTGTGGAGAGTCCCACTGCTGTCTTTGACTGCGAAAAAGCGTCCGGCTTCGCTGCGGCGACGGTCAGGTCCGTACCGCCGGTGATGTTATAGCGCCCAAAGGTCTCGATGAGCTCGGGGTCGGATACCGCCAAAGTAGACACATGGCCGGGGAAAAGCACATCATGGTTCTTGCGCGCTTGCTCGTTGGGCGCCAT